AACTTCACTTAATAAAGAGTTTACACTATGAACGAAGTTTTGTCTAGCGTCTTTTACATTTCTATACAAACTTTGTCTAGGTCTAGTTAAAAATCCATATCTAGCAAACTTGTGTAATTTTAGATCTGGAACAGGTTGTCCTCTCCAAATTCTTATATCATCTGCTTCAGTTTTTTCAACCAAACTATAATCGTAAATCCTACTCCAATGAGTCATGTCTGTGTCGTTGCTTGGTTGTTCATTTTGATTGTTAGCTGTTAGACTTATGTAGTAATTTGCACCTTCTTTAACTACTTCATTGTCGGCATACACAGTCGCACTACTCCAAGTTGTAAAAGGTTTATCAATACTAAATGCATTGAAGCCTGCTAAACTATCCCTTATCTTAATATGTAAATATTCTGGAATAGTAACGTTGGGATCGTTTTCAGCTAACATTATCCAATCTTGCATTGCAAGTCCTTTTCTCAGGCTTTGGAATTGTTTAAAGGATCTACCACCATTAAGTTGTATAACTGTGTTATCAGATATAAAGTTTTCTATATTTGAAAACAAGTAAGCATTTTCTCCAGCTTGTGCGGCCCATGTAATATTAAAGCTGTCTGGATTTTGTAATATCAAACTAATTTGCAATGTGTTATAGTTTCTGTTTCTAGGAGAAGTAGTTTTGTTTTTTACCCAGAAATAGTAAATTGTTTCAGACTGTTTCTTTCTTTCATTATAGTATGATTCTTCAGTCCAGTTATAAATTGTTTGTCCATTGATTACATTGGATAATGCTTCACCACTAGCTTCTTGTCCATCTATTATAGTTTTTGCAATTACTATATTTTCCCATTGTTCAGGAAGTACAGGACTTGCTGTCCATTCATATATGTCTATGCTTGCACCGTCAAACAGTTTACCCCAGTTGTTTTGCTGGTAATCGATTGTGCTTTGTTCGTAGTCCAAGTAAACTGCGGTACTGGTATTCCACCAACGTTTTCCTAAGAAATCTCTTCCCCAACTGTTTACATTTTCTACTGCACCGTCTAATGTATTGAAGTTGTAGTTTGCCAAATCAGTATTGTTTTTATAATCGATTTCGTTATCAACAAAACCAAATATAATACCTTTAGCTGGATCAAAAACTTCTATATTAGTAAGTGTTGTTTGTTTTTCAGCATCATAAATCTTAACGTTTGCAACTATATCATTTCTTGCCTGTCTAATACCAGTTCTAACTTGCTTCCATTGACCTATATGACCGTTTGTATCGTTCCAAGAACCTTCCCATGCATACACTGCACTTGTTTCTGTTCCATCATCATCTACGAAAGCATAAATTGAATTAAGTGCATTTGTTTGTCTAACATCAGCAAAATTATACTTGTATACACCATTTGGATCTTCAACGCCTTTTAGTAATCTTGTTTGTCTATCTGCTTCTAATTCTGCATATGTACCAAAACGCATCTTTCTTAAAGGATAAATGTTTCCAACAGACCCGTTTGTTTCAATGAACTCATCTATATAAAAACGTGCTTGATTATTTGTATCAACTTTAGTAACTTGATGTATTCCATCAATACTAGGTACACTATCACTGCCTCTAATTAATACATAATCACCTACAACAAAGTTATGAGCTTGTATATCTCCGCTTTGTCTTACTATATCTATTTGTGCTTCGTCGGCACTTTCGATTCCAGAACAAATATCATCAGTATACATTCCAAAATCCATTGTTTGATAAACTTCGTAACCTTTATTAAATGATCCAAATTCACTGTCATCTGCAACCCATATGTTAAACACATTAGGATCGTTTGTGACGTCTCTAAACATAGGATTTCCGTCACTGCCCGCTATAGCATTAAACACATTACTAATACCTGATTGTGTTGCACTAAATGTCTGTGCGGTTAGACCTATTGTTGCGTTTGCTGTTCCTGCACCAATAGTTAGTATACTATTAATACTGGTTATGTAAAGTTTATTCTGCTGATTTGTAAAAGTAACACCAGAGATATTTGCGGCGTTTGCCTTTTCAACAATGTCAGTTAGATTAAGTCCTACAGTACTAGTAGTGACAGTTTTTGTAGCTGGCACCAATCCAGTTGGCATTCCAATTGCACTATTAGCTGTTCCTGAGCCAATAAACAAACTTGAAAGAACACAGTTAATTTGTAACAGATTATTATTGTTTGCGCCAGCTTGAGCACTTATACCACTAATACCTGCTTGGTTAATTTGATCAATCACTTGTTGTTGAGTTAGAGGAGGTGTTGAGGTTATACTCTCACTACCCGAAGTTTTAGTTTCTACCGCTGTACTAAAACCAACATTTGCATTTTGTGTACCAACGCTAATTTGTAATGTAAATGATGATGATGGATCGTTTGTTGTTTTAGTAAGTTTAAGTTGACTGCTACTGGTTGCACTAGCAGTAACGTTTGGAATACCTGCATCATTAATTTCTTGTACAATATCACTGAGTGCATAGGTCAACAAGCCTGTAGTTGTAATTTGTTTAACAACTGTAGTGTTGGTGAATGCAGTTGTAGTTCCTAGAGACGTTTGTAAATAAACTGCAATGTCAGCTGTATAAGTTCCATTATTAAGAGCACCTTGTGTTGCAGTTATATCTGCAGGACTAACAACAACACTACCATCGCCAACAGTTGTTCCGAGATAAGATGTTCCTCTAATATTGTTAATCAAAGTCAAATCTTGATCTAACATAAACTGTGCCGCTGTTTGTGTACTGCCTCCTAGAGTAACTAGTGCGACCAAGTGACTTATATTAATTCCAGCATTATTTGCAAAGTATGTTTGGATCCAGCTGTTCCAAGCAGATTGGCTAAACTGTGTGATATATGCTGAACGTAATGCTTCTATTCTAGTACATCTAATTGTTGCTGTAGATGAAATAGTACTTTGATTTTGAATCCAGCTTGTGTTAAAAGCATTTTCAAATGCTTGCTGAGATGTAATGTTATTAGTTACAGGAGTTCCCGAATCAGCGAATGTTACAGTTTGACCATCAATAATCAATGTAGCACTAGGATCGCCTGTGATTGTTGGGTTAATAACATTACCTATTTTTTCAATGTCTTTAAAAGTAGTTGTTGTAACACTGTTATTAAAAATTACAGAAGTAGTTGTAGCACTAGTTTGACCTAATATGAGAGTACTACCATCAGCAACTACATTGCTACTCTTAATATCGTTAGTAGCTGTAACTGTAATTGCATTTAAAGTTTCACTTGTAGCACTTTTGTTTAGTGTTATTGTGTTACCATCAACTATTAATGTTTGACCACTACTAGGTACAACAGGCAATACTATTTCTCCGTGTATCTCAATAGGATTATTTGCAGTTGTTAGTCCACTACTGCCATCTGGATCAAGCATTGTCCAAGTTTTACCTTTGTATAATACTTGGTCATTAAATTTATAGCTAAGTTTTGGATCCCACTGATTGATATCTCTCCAATCACCACTGTGATCGTATACAATTTTAACTTCATCTGGAAATACTTCAAAGTCATCCTTATTGATTACTCTATAGTCAGTTTCTGTCAGCAAAGGTAAACCAGCAGTAGTTAAGTCATTAGAGTATCTTTCGTCTGCTGTTTTCTTATATGTGTTTACATCTCTAGTAACAAATTGATTGTCCTCGCTATCGTGTATCAATAGAGGACTAGTTGAACCTATGTCAATAATCAAGTCACTTAGTACATCGTGCTTATACCCTGTAGTAAATCTAACAGGTTGAGGATTTGTAGTTAGTAAGTCTTTTGGAATTTGAAATTCTAAATTGTCTCTGCGTCTTAGATCTCCAAAGTCAGCAGTTCTAATCGCCCATTGCTCTAGTAGCTCTGCACTTGCTTCGCCGTCAAACAATTCTTGATTACGCATAAATGCTTTTAATGCATGTTGTGTGCCTTTATAATTATAACTACCTTTTGTAAATTCAAATAGTGTGTCATCATCTAAATCTAAGTTTTCACTCCATGTAGGCTTGTTATAACCTATATTGAATCTAGCAATATCGCTTGTTTGTTTGTTGCTTAGTGTATTAGTTCTTCCATAATATTGATCTACCTCTCTAGCAACTGTATCATAGTTTGGTATAACTGTATTATCATTAACAATATAACCTGGTGAATATAATTTACCATTCCAGTCTTTAGTTCTGCTACCTCTCCAAATTATTCTATCGTGTTTTTGAGCTATAGTTTGGTCATACACAACATCATCAAAGTTTGTTATTTCGTCCAATACAAATATATGTTCTAGTTGAACTTTATAAAGTCTGATACCGTAAAGTGCAGTATCAGCGTCTTTAACTTGGAACACTGTTTCACTGTCTGTTTCCATACTTTTTCTGTCTATTAGAAGACTATTCGCAGGAAGCTGATTTCCGTTAGCATCTATAATATTATAAAGTCCATCATATTTTTTGTCGATGTTATCAAAGTATCCGTCTACTCCATCCGATACTGTAACTTTACTAGGATCAGGAATAACTTTTAGTGTAATATCACTTGAACCAACTGCCCAAATAATAAAATTATTAGCACTAGATCTCCACTGTTGAGTAAATCCTTGTTGATTGAGATAATGTCCATATCCTTGTATAAAGTCATAAACATCTTGTTTTGTTGTTAGAACTGTGTTATAGTCCATTTTAGTAACATTAGTGTCGTATTCTGAATATCTAAAAATATTTTCACTTGCGGCATCTTCAACTAGTATAGCATTACTGGCTTTGTTTGGTTTATTATAGTTAAAATATTCTAAACTGTTGTCATAGCCCGATACTTTATATCCTCTATCCACTTTATCAATTTTAATTCCGCCAAAGAAGTATTCAACATCTGGTTTACCTGTGTAAAGCAAAGTTGACACATTTTCTTCTGGTATAAAAACTTTACCTTTAGCTTGACTACTTTCTAAGATAAACTGATTGTTTTTGTTAACGTATCCGCCTGCTTTTATTATAGGCTGGAAACTTGTATTGCGTAATCTAACACTGAGTACATCTGCATTGGTGCCATAAGTTTTACCAAAGTCTATAATACTATTATTCAATCCATTGTAATAGTGAGTTGCTTGTCCACTAAGAATAGCTTCAAGTTTTCCTGTCCCATTGGAAAGAGTAATGCTTGGCTTATTGTAATATTGGCTACCTTGATTCATTACTCTTGCACTTATTATTTCGCCATTTTCTACAAACAATCTTATTGACCCGTTAATGCCAAAGTTATCATTAATGTCTATAGCAGGCGGTCCACTATAACCACTGCCTGGGTTTAGTATATTAACACTTTCGATAATGTTACCAATAACGGCAGATCCGCTAATATCTGTGTCTTTCCAGCATGTTAACTTATTAACATTTGCATTTACTATTTGAGGACTATCATACTTTGCATTAGTATTGGTTTTTCTCTGTACAGTTCTAAAGTAATTGTTCATTGCAACCAAGGGTCTAGTTCTCATAAAAGCCAAACTGTTTGCAAGTTTACATTCACTAGTTCTGCGCCATTCGTTTTCTACAGGACCCCAGTCGCCAAATACAAAGTCTTTTTGTCTATCTTCTATTGCCGGGTTAGGTACTATACCAGATGCTACCGGATCGTTCAAGTTTGCTGTAAGTGTTACAAGTGTAGAAGTTTGCCAAGTATAATTTATATAGCTATAATTAATATCATATTCAGCTGGTTCATCAGGATCATTTACATGTCCGTGCTTTAGTGCCAACAATAGTGCCGCACGTTTTGGTGCATCTGTCCAACTGTAATGTGTATCCCACCATGTTGGTCTTTTGTTATACCCTAACATCTCCCAAGGATGTGTATGCGGTCTATCTGTATTGAAATAATAATGATACAACCCTCTCCAGCCGCCAATGCCAGGACCTACACTACTATAGTTCCAAGTAAACTTGTCACTGCCATCATAGTATGTGTCGCTGTTTAACTCTGTGATGTTATTTTTAGTTTTGTATTTGTTAAACTCACTTCGTATTGTATCGTTATACTCTTTCCAAGTATAAACTGCTGGTCTGTGTGCATTAGGTCTATATGCATTTTGATTAAGTGTTTTGTCCAAGTCAACATGTAAGTTATTATAGATTCTAAGTTCCAAATCCCATAAACCTGCATCTATTGGATCAAATCCTACTAGAGTTCTATTAAACAGTTCTGTTCCGTTGCGTACATGAACATTACCATCATGTCCTATAATAACTCTATCAGTAGTTTGACCTGTACTATCTTTACTATAGTCGCTTCTAAGCTCTGGAACAAATGGTTTAATTAATCCTAGTTTAACTGCACTAGGAGGAACAAAACTATTACTACCTCTTTTATACCATCTAACATGTAACTGAGCAACCTGATTATAATAATTAACACCAGTTATAAGTTTTACACGAGTGCCTTCTTCAATTGTATAATCTGCCCAAGCTGTTAATGCTCTCCATCTATAGTCGCCAGCTATGTCTACGTCTCTGAGCCAAACTTGGATATGATTTTGTGTATCACTATAGGTGTTTATTTCTTCAGGTAAATTATAAACATTGGTAGCATTGCTTACATCGTGTGTGATTTCTTTATAATCTCTGTACATTAACATTTCACTATTAGAAAATGCACTAGATTTATTTTTACCTAAATGCAAGGCTTCTAATGCTTTGTCAACTAGTAACCAAACAGGTTGACTTATTTCCATATCTTTGTGTAGCTGTACAAGTTTTAGTTTAAATTTGTCAAGAAACTGTTGGTAGCTTGCACTATTAAACTGTAACGCACTATACGGATTTGTATTATTATCAACCAATAGTTGATTCAATAGTTCTGTTGAATAAGGTTGCTGTCTAATAGCTCCTGCAAAGTTATGAACATGTGGAATATTTCTGTAGTTGTTTACACCAAACCAATCTCCAGTTAGTAGTGGATTAGCTGTTAGTGTTAGTCTGATATGTTCAACCATATCTCCAAAACTTAGTTTTCCAAAGTCTTTATTTTGTGGGTTATTGAACTGTGTTGAAGCAACCTGATGGTCTCCTTCACCTTCACTGGCATATTCTCTATCTGTATAAAAATCAAAATCGTACACATCGTCATTTTTAAGTCCGCTTGTTATACTAATAACATTACCTGTATGACTATAATTTGTAAACGGTTCTCCGTTTTTACGAACATTAACACTAGTTTCGCTTGGGTTATTACTCAAGTATATTACACCAGCAATCGTAGGATCAGCAACCATTCTGTACTTTATACTATTTTCAGTAGGTGTTGCAATAGATAGATTAAAACTATTACCTACACCAGCTGTCCTACTGACAGCACTAGTTGCGGTACCATCCATGTTCACAAATTCTATTTCAGCTTGTGGGAAAAGTGTGTTTATTTGATAAGTGTTGTTGTGATAGAAGAACAATGTTGGTAGTTTGCCACCAATTAAATTGACTCTTCCTAAATTAACGTCAGCTTCTGGTTGACTGTATACACTTAGACTGCTACCAGCCTGCTGGAACGAAGCAGAGGCTACTTTTACAAAGCTGTAGCATCTATCTCCAACAAAGTTTGCATGTCCAACATCAACTCTAAGTGGAACTGTTGAATCAGTAACTGCTTTTCTTAATTGTTTTCTAACTACCTGACCATTCCTAATAGGAGACCAGCCGTTGTGATATCTATCTGTGTCCAAATATCTATAGTAGTAATATCCGTCTATTTCAATTTGATTACTTTTACTTTCATTTATGCTTTGTTTAATCCAAGTAAAACGTTTAGTTAACAGATCCATTTTAAAATTTAATCCTGGATTATTACCATAGTCTACATACTCTGGTTTGAACCCTAGCGGATCATCAAATTGACCTGTTTCGCTGTGTACAAAATCAAATATAGTAGCACCAAAGAAATCACTGTTAGGATATTTTGTGGAGTTGTCCATGTATTCTAAATCAGCATCATATAAGTTTGCTTTAAAACTTTGACTTCTATGTTGTTTTTGCTGTCCGTATTTCCATTTACTACCATCCCAATACAATTCAGATCCACTTATAGGAGCATCAATGTTTGACTTGGAAATATCACCCAAGTGAGTAGTATCTAGTGTATTAAATCCGTTGAGAACAACAATTTTATCATCGTTGTTAATTTGCGTTGCACTGTTGCTTCCATCAAAGTTATAAGTTTCAGTTAAAGTTATACTTGTGCCAACGCCGCCGATTTTCCAAATTTTGTTATTGTATGTAGCATTTGAACTTCCAAAGAATATTATTAAATCTTCGTCTTCAACTTCTATAGGAATAACTCTTTCCCATAAATCTGCATTAGATCCTAAACTAGGATCTGCTGGGTCGCCGTGAGCTTGCACACATTCGTAATAGGTAATAATTTGATTTGGAGCTTGTCCTCTAGTTAGTTTTACTTTGTCGCCTCTGTCATAACCTTTGGCTGAAAACCACTCAGTAGTGAATCCGTTTAGCATTACACTGTAACTTGTTTGTCCAACTATTTCTATTCCAGGATCATTAGTTGATTCTAAACTGTGTTCAACATTGACAATATGTGTTTTACCAAAGTCACTTTTTTCAATATTTGCTTTGAATTCTATAATAGGTCGTGTTGCTTTGTATTTTTCAAGTGTGTAAACATCATTAGTTATATCTAAATGTGTTAATACTGTCTGGATAGTAGATTCATGTACCCATAAATTACTTCGACTCCATGCACTTTTATCTTGTGATTGTCTTTGCTCTACAGAATAATCTCTAGTTGTCATTCTATGTTCTCTGAGATCAAATCCTCTAAAATCAAAACTCATTGTGTCTGCGTCAAATTCGCCGGGCTCTTGAGCACTATAAGTTGTTACGTTTAACCAAGTACGTTTACCTTGCTGTCCTTCGAACTGTCCCGGTTCAAATTGTTTTGTAAGTGTTATACCAGTAGGTTCGCCAACTCCGTCAACAATATAGATAGCATCATGTTCTAAAGTAGTTACGCTGGTATAATAAGAATGTATCTCTATCTCTGAATTAACTGCGGGAGCAGAAGTAAATGTTAATACACCCGAAGGCCCATCATATGTCCAGCCACTAGTTGTTAACACATTGTTAACATATATTTTCACTGTGCCTGCATTTTGAACATTAGATGTAAATGTTGTATTGCCTGAATTGAATTGCGTAAATCTAGCTACATCAGTTGGGCTAAATCTAATACGCATGCCATTTTCTAATGTTAGTGTTTTACCGTTAGTCAAAGCACGAGTTGTGTAAGCTGTTTCTCCCAATAGTTCTTCTACATTCCAATTGGTAAAAGGGGCATGAGCCGCAAGTTCTAACACAGGTAGTACATCAACTACCCAATAGTACCTATGATAATTTAAAAACATATCATAGTTAATTGGAATATCAAGTGTGTATCCTGTTTCGTTTAAAACTTTATTGTGATTGTTTGTAGCAACTTCATTATACTTTAAACTACGAATCAAGTCATCGTATACTAAAGTTTCATTTATAGTGGAGTCATTGTTTTTTGCAACCATACCTGGCTGTAATTGATATGGATCAATATCTCTTCCGTCTTGTAGATAGTTGTCATCAATACTAGGAGAGAACGTAGTGGTACTTACTGAGTTGCCAACAAAATATTTAATAGGTTCGAGACTACCACTTGACATAAGTTGCTCTAGTGTACTATCAAAGAATTGTTTGTTTACTGTTGTTTGTAAAATGTCAGGCAATAATTCTGTTACACGTCTGCTACCTTTATGTTCAAGGCTTTCTCCAGGTCTTGTTATCTTAGGAGCAATTATTGGTTTTGATGTGCGTTCGTTCATTAGTAGCCTCCGCCTCCACTGCTGGAACTACTGCTTCCGCTTGTAGCGCCTGAACTTGTATTACCAGTGGAGTTTTCTCCAATAGTTGTTAAGTTTCCTATTTGACTTCTAGTTACAGATATATTACTGCTTTTTACTACTGGCAAAAATAATTCATCACTGGCGCTGGATATCTCAAATAGTTTGATTGCATTGGAAGGGTCAGCAACACTTTCAATAGTAATTTGACTAATCTCTCCAATCATATTATTATGAATGAATGCCGCCATTTCAGTAAAGTAAAAGTCTTCTCCAAAGTCCCAGTTATCAATATTAAAATAAGTTGTAATTAGTGCTATCACACGTTGTTTAATTTCAGTATCGGTAAGTGTACTGTTGGAAGTTTTAGTTACATTAAATTTAGCTTGCAAGTCTCCGCTTGCTATGTCGCCAAACAATAGTTTATATTTTACTGGTCTGTATATCACTTGATCACTGATTGACTTTTTGCTGTTTAATCCATCGAACAAGTCTGTTAATTCACTAATTGAAGGTTGATTGGGTTGTGTCTCAGCTCTTCCATCATACAATGCCCAATTTCTAAACAATGTGTTGTAGCTACCAGTGAGTACATATGTATCAATTATATTTGTAGTCGCAGGATCAATTAGTTGATTTAAATCAGCTATTCTATCATATTGGCAGTGTAAATTTGAAATACCTGATACAACAGTTGTTCCGTTTGTGTTATCTACAATAGAATAATCATAACCTTGAACAGTTTTTGTTCCTAGTTTAATAGTCTCAGATCCAACTATAATATTAAATGCTTCCGGATTATTAGGATATCCATCGTTGTCTGGATCAGCAATGCTCATTCTAATATTGTGAGGATCTGTATATCCATCTGTGTATGTGAAATATCCAAAAGCATTAAACTTGTAATCTGTTCCCAATGGATTTGAATCTATAGAACTTTTTGGATTAATCTTTAATACTTTGAGATTGTCTCTGAGAGGTTTTAATGTTTCGCTACTAAACGAAGCATTGAAGTTTAAATTTGTAAACTTCAACTTGTCAGGGCTACCAAACACATATTGAGTTTTTCTTTGTAGCATCTCCCAACTGGTTGCAGTATGATTAAATCTTATCAACCAACTATTATCTATTCCAGTACTCGAACCGTCTCCTTCGTACTGTCTATTCCATTGACTTGCATCATTTAGTGTGATACTGTTTACAGGTAAATTTGCACCATTGATTACAATCCATTTTTGTGCCGCCGCATTATAACGAAGTCCAAATGTAAGTTTAGCATCTATTTTTGCAATAACACTTTCAAGTGTTACTTCATCTAAATCTGTACTAATTCTTGGAACAATTCTTCTAATTCTACTTTTATCTGCTACAACGGATCCTAATACTATAGCACCTTTACCAGTATTGTCAATGCCAGTAGGTGTACCATTTACATCATCGTCTCCGATGCCGCCTTTATAAAGTTTATCAACTTTAACCCATTGGGTTTTAGCATCAGTAACACTAGCTTTAACAACTGCGCCACTTCCGCCGCCGCCGCTTATTGCAACATTTGTCGATTGATTATAGTTTGCACCGCTAGTAAGAACTGCGACACTTGTTACTTGACCATTTGCTATTGTACAACTTGCAGTTGCGCCAGAGCCTGCGCCTGTAACAGTAACAGTTGGTGTACTGGTGTATCCACTGCCGCCATCAACCACAGCTATAGTAGCAATATATCCCATCTTATATGGGCTTTGAATAAATTCAACTAACCCGTTGATATCAGCTTTCTTTAAACTGTTTGTAGCCATTAGTCCCATACGTTGTACAATACTATTTTGTGTTATATAACCACTACAACCATTACTTCCTTTAGTAATTTGATTGAATCTAAACACATTTGTTTCATCAGTTTGTGTACTATTAAGAACAGTTATCCCTACAGTTGTATCATTAAAATCTTGGAATGCATTATGTGTTGAACTTGAATAGCCTTGTCTACTGTAATAAAAATTAAACAATTCTGGATTAGACAGCATAGGCTTTAGATACTTGTTAAAGATTTGACGACCTGTTAAATTATTAGGCAATGAAACTAAACTTCTATCAGTTACATTGTTTTGATACATGTATACATCATCACTGTACTGTGTAGCATCTGTATAAGTTGCTGTTGGATCGTACAAGTCTCTAAATCTACTGTGTCCGCTGTGAACTCTATTAACACTTTTAATCTTTCTAACATTACCACTAGCTGTTAACGCACCAATTGCATAATCTTCAGCTGTGACTAATCTGTCTTGTGTTGCAAAATATCTTGGAGCATTAGCTTTAATACTGGCTACACTTTCTTTTGCACTTGCATTGGTAACTATACTTTTTAAACTTGCTCTAACACTAGCTGTGTGTATGTTACCATCTCTGCCGGTATAATCAAAAGCAAAGTTAACACTTGAAAAATTGTCTGGTGTTAGTGTATATGATAAATTGGCTCCAGTTCTATACCATACCCTGATAATTCCACGTGGAATGTTACCAAAGTTTCCGTCTGAAAATACAACACTAATTTGATCATTTTCTCTGCTACTAATGCTGTATATGTCTCTAATTTTATTTTGTCTAGCATTAAAAATTGTACTTGAACCAAATAATCTATCAACTCTAGTCCACTTCTTCTGAACTTGTCCAGCACTGTTTATTGATTGAACCCAAACATTTCCATTTGCTATATTATCACTATTGATATCTAACACTAGGTTAGGAAGACCGTTTGTTATATTAAAATCTTTGTATAACAAACTTCCTTGTTTAAATCCCATAAAAAATCCTGTGTTTGCACTGCCAAATCCACTGTTATCGTTTTTGTATAGTATATCGATCTTTCCATATGGATCAGGTTCTTTTTCTTGCAATGAATTTGTTAAGCTGTCAAGTCCTACACTGTGCAAACTAAATGTACTACTGGCTCCGTTTATTCTACCATTAAATTCTCTAACAGCTTTGTTATTTGTACTGTTAGTTCTGTATATGTCATTCTGTACGTTACCTTGTACAAAACTCGAAAAAGGTGATCCAAATTGACTACTACTTTGTAATACTGAATTCATAATAGTAAGAAAATTTTGATAACTGGAAGGATCTGTTATATCTTCAAATTGTACTTTTACATCTCGCAGTGAGTTACCAGATGCATCAAAGATATCCTCTTTGGTACTAATACTATCAATTTTTAAATATCCACTAGCCACGACATTTCTAGTTGGAGTATATCCTAAAAATTCAGCAATACGCAAAGCACTTTGTCTACGATCTGCTGTACTAAGATAGTTTTCTCTTTGTCCTAGATCTGCTCTAAATGCTAAGTTGTGTCCTAAAAATGCAATCAATTCAATGAGTGCTATAAATTCACTACTGTTAATGTAGTCGTTAAAGTTTTCTGGATAGTTTGTTCTAATATATTCAACCATAGCATTTCGTATAGTTTCAAAATCATATGCTTGTAAGTTTGCTTGTGCAAAACTTTCATATGCTACGGTAAAATCTTCCGCGGCAAACAAACTACTCTGTCGTGCGCCTTGTGCCATTATTCCTCACCTGTAAATGTTAAAAACAGTTCTTCTGCTGTACCTGAAGACATGTATGCCATCCTAACCTTAATATTTAATGTATGATCATCTGGCTTAGTAACCAATGTTTCTAATACATTCCATCTAGGATCATTATTAACAATTCTGTCGACATCTTCGGTAGCTTCTCTGATAGTGGATTCGTCTAAAGGTTCAAAAACTAGATCCGGTAATATACTACCAAATAAAGGATTTTGTACTCTTTCTCCACGCCGAGTATAAAAGTGATTCAATAAATCACGTTTTGCAATATCTGAGTCTGTCAGCGTCTTGCTTCCACTAATACTATCTATTGTGCTATATCCAATGTAGGTCACCATACTATTATTTATGGTAAAATTAACTGCCCAGTTTATTATATTTTAATGATTGTTCTAACAATATCGCCTGTATTCATAGCTTTACTAATTGTTAGTGTAAACCCGTCTACTGTAAAATCATAAAAGTGTTGTTGTACAGCGTCATTTATGAATACTTTAATTTTTTCTTGTGGCGTCATCGCAGGCGCTCTTTCCAAAGTAAATGTATTAGTGCCACTAAATGTAAAGTTTTGTACTACCAACGAAGTTTCATATTCTTTTACAATTTGTCTTTGTAGTCCTTCTGGTGTAAAAGGTAGAAAATTTAAAGTTTCAGCATAATAACTAAATCTAGCTCTTTTTAGCTGGTCTGTAGTTAGTATGCCTTTTTCATTAAAGTCTCTGAGTTTGAATACACCATTACTACGTTGCCAAGTGCGAGACTTTGGTCTTCCGTAGTCAGCTAGTCGCAATACAGTAGCACCAATTCTACAAAGAGCTTTATTGTCACTACTGTTGAATATCATATCTGCTACTATATCATACTTTTGTTGTAGTAAAGGATCTGTTAGATCATAAGTTACATCTTTGTTTATAACAGTTAACACTCTCTTAGTAACCCAATGTAACAATATTAGTCCATCATATACACTTTGAGGTATAGTTGTTATGCCTGCATTAATTAATTGCTTTTTAGCAAGAGCTTGTTGCTCATTGAATATCTTTTGCCAATAATCATATGATTCTTGCTCAGTTAATCCTAGATCAAAAAATCCTTCACCGTAAGCAGTACCGTTGAATCCGCTATAATTACCAAAGAAGTTTAAACAAAGGTCTTTTAGACTTTCACTGGCAATTGTCGTAGACAACTCAAGTTGTGTAGAGTACAAACTTTCGTCTTTTACAGTAAAGTCACTCCATACTGTTTGAAGTTTTCTAATAACTGTAGTTTCGGTCATTGAGCACCACCAGGTCTTTTTATAGGATCTGTTGACAAATATGTGACCGGAGCATCATCTTTGTACCATCCCGGACGATCTGTTCTCACATATCCTCCTTTTCCTGGGCCACCTTTTTTATATGCTATATTACTACTATTAAATCCTGCGGCTACTAAATTAGGATCTAGGTTACCTAGGTTATTTTTAGCTGATAATCCTTTTCTAGGATTTGATGTTTTTTCTTCACCGCTGGGCAATGTACCTATTAATCCACTTACATCATCTGGCACTGGACCTGTACATTGATCTTGCCCTAAGTTGCTTACATCTATATCTGTTGCAGTCAAGTCTGTATTTGGACTTGCAGGTTGTGGTAATATCTCTTGTTCTTCGGTGTGACCTCCCCACGGTTCAGCTTCTGGTACTCTAGTATTAATACTCTCTTTAATAGTTGTATTTTCAGTCCTGTTAAGTGTAACAGTTTTTGTAGCTGGTGTTGCCGCTGGGCCGTTCAAATCTATTAGTGATGCAGTTGTTCTGTGGAAGCCTTCGCACTTAATATGTCCGTTTAAATCACTTGTCAACTTTAAATCTTTGTTACAATGTAAATTAAATTCTCCCAAAGTGGCTTCTACAGTTATTCCGTCTTTTTCTCTTGCTTTCATATTAATACTATCAGCATCTAAATTAAAGGCGCCGCCGCAATATAAGTTGAAGTCATTTTCTGTGTGCATACTAATATCGCCACTGCCATAGACATCAATTTTTCCATCGGAACTCATCTGTATCCAGCTACTTCCGTTTTGATTTATAATATAAATCATTCCAGTGCCGTCATGCATTAATATTTGAGCACCTCCTGCACTGCGCCAGCGACATAGGTTACTCAACCCTTTTTGTCTTGCTTTGTCAGGAGTTAAGCATGTATCACTTAATTCTTTTGTACCATCATCCATAACAAAATGATGCCCGCCAGGTGTATTAAAACCAAATACTTGTGTAGGGCTTTCTCTTCTTTGACTACTGCTACTAAGTCCTCTGAGACTATCTATACCTATCCCTTGCTCGCCAACTTCTGCACCGCCATTGTTTGTGTTACAATTATCTTTGTATTCACTAGACTCACCCACATTGTGACTTTCAGGATTAGCTCTTGGTCTTTTATTGTCAACTTGTGGAAGTAATACACTTGGATCATATGTTGGGCCAACAGAACCGGGTTCACTTTCAACATAAGTTGCTGGATTAGTAGGTACGCCAGCATTTCTTGTTGTGTCTGGTAATACACTTATCATTACCCCAACATCACTGTTATTGCAAAAGGCAACTAATATTTGAGTTCCTGGAGCAGGTGGATGACAACTCATACCATATGTGTTTGTAAATCCAGTAAACTGATAGCTACCACCGTATGGACTGCCTCGTCTTACTCTATGAAATTCTTTTCTTTTATCTGCTTCGCCAGTTGATCCAGTATACCCTTGTCCGATAACTTCTACATACATAAATCCTTCGTATCGATCATCAACAAGGTCAATTACTTTACAAATAAACATTCCTGTGAGTTTAGGAATTCCGCCAGCGCCAGCCATTTTGTTATACTCTTTTGGAGCTCCTGTTCTGCCTACGCTATTTGATGTACTGTATCTCATTTTTTTATCCTAACCTATGCTGTAAATATATCTCTTAACCAACCCGGAGCATTGCGAGATCTAAATGTACCTCCATCGAGTTGTCCACCCCAGTATCCTGCATTACCTTGTCCGTATTGTTGTGCGTTATCTATATGGAAAGTATTGTTGCCCATATAACCATTTCCTGCACCAATGCCAGTTGCTCCTGCTTTTTTAGCTTCTGCAAGAAAGTTTGTAATAATAGGTAAATGTTGTGGATTAGTTGTTGTCAGTCTTGTGCCGTCTGCTAGTGTAAGTGCAACATCAGCCGCATGTCCGTTGTTGTGTCTTGTACTTCCTGTAAATCCAGTACTACTGTCTTGTCCACCACTTCTGACATCAACATTAACTCCTGTACGGCTTGCGGCAGTTTGTAAGATAGCTTTTAAATCACTTGCTATTGATAATTTTCTTACGCTTGCTACATTAGATTGACTTTCTGTAACATTAGGAGTTACAACATTGCCATCAACTGGATCTCCAATACTTTCAGTATCTACTTGAGGTGTAGTATCTATGTCTAATTCGTCTTCACCTTCTGGAAGATTAAGTGGCTCTGTTGTACGTTTGTCACCTGTAGGCATTTGACCTTTGCTTAAAAAAGTCCACAGTCTACCTATATTTGTATTTTGATCTCTAAAAGAATCTAGTGTCATTGTAAATTGACCATCTGAATATCTAGCAACTACTGAGTGTACTCTATACAATCCAATAATAGCAAAATTTGCCTCAGGTATATTCATTAGTCCTGACCCAGTCTCTGGTCCATCATCTTCAGGATACGTCGGAAGATTTAGATTAAGAAAATAACTTACTCCTCCTCTAGTATAATTTGCACCTTTGCCTGTTCTTTTTCCTTGTCTAGATTTGGGTCTACCAAGCCAATACGGATCACCTCTTATTTCAATTTGTTGCACAGCAAGATCTGTCATAGCATTTAAATTAATTTCAACAGCGCCTAGTAATACAGCTCCACTAGTATCGCCTTCATCTGGGCCATTAGTAGCTTTACTGTTTACATGACTTATGTCAAACACATGAGGATTACTAAACTTGTCATTTCGAGGTTGTCCAATTATATCTTGTTGTCTAATATAATTCTCACCAGAGTTTAGAGAATTTAAATCACCTTGTTTTAATCTATCGGCTGCCTCTTTTTCTAGTGTTAGTTTCTCTTGCTCTGGGACAAGTTTTTTAATATCTACTTCTAGTGCTTCGTTTTGACTTTCTAAATCAACTATCTCAGCTTGAGCGGCAGTGTTTTCAGCAACTATAGATCCTATAGCACTTTCAGCTTCAGGAATTTCAGATCCTTCTGCGCCGGATAAATTTTCAATCTGATCGTTGTTAGCTTTAACTTTTTGTTTAAGTGCCGATATCTTATTCTGATTTTCTGTAATTTTATTTCTAAGACCTTGTCTATCGGATTCAATTTGATTTAGCTCTTGGTCCGGACCACCTTCACCTGCAAAAGTTTGACCAATCTTTGTTCTCTCACCTTGATTAAGTGCTTGTAAAGTATAGTATGTATTATTAAGATAAATGTCTAAATTGAGAACTTCTGTATTCAGTCCAGTAAAAGTATAGTCAAACCTTTTCTTCAACAGATCATTGGAAACAATGTTTCCTAATCTATCTTCCTGTAATTTTTGATCATCAAACATATCCATAAACGATATATTATCATGTACAAGTTCAGGAACAATGAAACCATCAATCTTATATGTAAACTTCTTTTTATAGTCTCTACTCAACACGTCAAACACATCATATACTACATCTGTATCAAAAGTAAACCACTTGCTTAAATCTGCAAATGTATCTTTAAGTGCAACTGCATCATTGGGGTTTTCTTTATGAAATGCATTTTTCGCTGTTGGTAGTTTTCTAAATTTTGTTGTGTGCATCAAACCAATAATCATAAGATCACTTATACTAGATCCTTGATCTGCCTTAAACGTTAAGGTTCCGTCTCCTGTAACACTTACACCTGCAAAATCTGGATTTTCTTCACTATTGCCAGCACCTGTATCAAATGCCCACTCTTGCCATTCAGCTACGTCAGCACCTGTTGTTAGTGTATATTCGTGCCAAAATCTTTTTACAGTGGAAGATAGTGTTTGTTCTTTTTCTTGTTCATTAACTAATCTAGAAAGTTCTCCTAAAAACCCGCCGTAATTACTAGCAGTAATACTAATCTCAGATTTAAGATGCAAAGCTAACTTTTTAAAAGCATCTTGTGTAGTTTCCATAAAGTCAGCTCTGTATTGTGTTGCTCCATCTCTGTAGCTAAAATCTAATCCAGTAAGTGTACACATATAGTTGTATGTTTGAGTAATTTTTTCAACTGGCGTACCATCAGGAAGATATCCTAGAAAGTTAAGTTGTAGCAAATAAGCGGCTTTTAAATGATTAGTAATGTTTAAATCTCGAGCGGCTTTATAAATTCTAGTATAAAGTGTAGAGCCCAGTGGTTCAATTAAATTTGCACTAAAAACATTAGCTACTGCTTCTCTGTCAGGTAACTGCTTATTAAATGACAGCTTCATTTCGTGTGTTACACTTTGTATGTTTACTTCAGATTCTACACCGCTGTGAGCAATAACTTTAAATCTTTTTGTTTTGAGAACTTCATCGTACTTGGCAACGTCTTCTGGACGCACCATAATAATTTTCCAATTGTATGTATAATTGTCATACCCGTTGAGTATGTTATCTTCATAGAATTGTACGTTAGCCATTAGTTTGTTCCTTGAACAGTAAAGTTTCTAGGAGCAATAATCCTTGTGCCGGATTTAAAATCCATTATAGGATCAACAAGCGTGTCTCTATTATAATGTGCAAACACCCACCAGAGTCTAGCTGATCCATACATTTGATGTGCTAGTAAATCTGGTCGACGATTAAATTTAGCTTGTATTACTAAAGAAACTGTTTCGTCCGACAGCGTCTCTGATGTCAAAGGCGGATCATATAAATCTAATGCTTTTGCTCCAACCCCTGTAATTACATAGTTACTAGTGCTTGAATATTCTACCATTAAATGAATCCTTGTGTATAAGCAGAACCGTTTATGAAGTTTTCAGTTGTAAATGTTTCTTTTTGTCTTGTTGGATTTTGCATTACTGCAATGCCGATAAACATATTCATAAGCACAGGAATTTGAGTATCTCCATCAAATATTTTTAAATCAACGTTACTATCATATGTTGTACTAAATTGTGTTACAACAACTGGTATGTTCTTAAATTGTTTATCTCCAAATGCACTAAACTCTAATACAGGAGGCGGTGTACCTGGGACTGGGCTTCCTTGTCCTAAACCAAAAGCCATTTTTGAAACACTTCTTAGAAAGTGTAATACAGCATATGTATATCTAGCTTCATCATCGGTTACACTAGCAAACTGACAAGTTAGCTGAATGTCCGGACTAGGAGTATTTCTATATGCTTGAAAAGTATAATTTGTATGTGTTAAATCATATGCTGAATATGACACAGCTTGCGAATATGTGATATCTGGTTGGTTAGGAAACATAATACCATGATGAGGTTGTAGTGGAGCTAGTATATTATTTCCACCAAAGTATATACTTCTAGCACCTGGTTTTAAAATTAATCTCGCTCTGTTTTTAGCTAGTACTGCCATTTAATTTATCCTTTATAAATGCAAATACTTTTGGTTCAATTGTTCCAAAAAATTCTCTAAACACCATCATCTTTTGATTGTCGTTGAGTGTTTCGCTTTTCATTGCGTCTCTAAAATCAGTAGCACTCATGCCACCTTCTTGTATCGGAACTTCAAGTATATATCCTGCTTGATCACTAGGTACCAACTCAGCACCTGGTTTATAATCTCTAAGATAACTACCACCTTTTAAACGTCCTGCATCTTTGGCACTGAATACCAATACAATAGCAGTACTGTTTGGATCTTTGCCTGTTAAACTCACATCAGGTCTATATGGACTGGTCTTAACAATTTGTTTTTGTGGTATACCAAACATCTCAGTCATTATGTTTGTTTTTTCTTCATAGCTGAAAGGATCCTTTTCTGGTGTCGCTGTCTTGGCTATTGTAGTAGCGATAAATACGTTAGAGGAACCAAACTGTTCCACTAAGTCCATATACACTTTATGATGACCTTTATGCATAGGCTGAAATCTGCCACCGTAAAACACAGCAATATCTTTTGCGATGTCTTCTGTTAACTGCGATACTCTCATATGGGTTCTCCTATAGTTGTATTTATAGGATAATTATATGTGTAGTTATTGACAATTACATGTTAACCGTGTATACTAAGTTCAACTAAGGAATTATCAATGAGAAAACAAAATTATTTAAACAACAAAGACATGCTTAAAGAAATACACAAAAGCAAGTTAAGCTATTGTTATGTCTTAGATGAGGAATTCAATAGATTCGATACAATAGTAGAAAACATTGAAGATATTAAGAACCCAGAGTTTATTCAAACTGCAAAAGAAAATCGAGCAAAAGAATTAAGCATACTAGCATATGAAAGTGCATATTGGGAATGGTACGATAATACCAGTAGAAAACAAAGCCAAAAGCCCAAACAAGTAAATTATAAGATTGACCCAAGCACAATTGAAGAAAAAAGTCTAGTGTTTAGATTAATGACCTTTGACCATGTGCCTCTAGAGCCTGGTAGAAAAAATAAACCAAAAACTGTAGCGGATCATCATAGCAAATGTAACTTTCCTCCATTTAAGCATTATGCTTATGTGAACGGAGAACTTAAAGAATGCTTGCGTAGTCATTGGGAAGGTGGATTAGATAACGGTAAATTTAATACACAGCATGGTAAAATTACAAATAATCTAGCAAAGATGTATATTAAACTTTGCGAACGTTACAGTATGCGTAGTAACTGGCGTGGATACACATATGTAGATGAAATGCGTAGTCATGCACTATTGCAGTTAAGTCAAATTGGATTGCAGTTCAACGAACTAAAAAGTGAAAATCCATTTGCTTATTATACTGCCGCAGTTACTAACAGCTTTACTAGAGTACTAAACCTAGAGAAACGTAATCAAAACATTAGAGATGACCTACTGCAAGAAGCAGGTCAAATGCCCAGTTGGACACGCCAAATTGAACATGAAATGGCAGAAAGAGCCAAATGGGACGAAAAAGCTGACAAAGAACGTAAAGAACACGGATACAACGTTTAGGCATTGACAAGGTATAGCTATGAAGCTATACTAAGTTAAAGTTTAAACTGAGTGAACGGAGTTCCATGACATTTTTTAATCGTGCGGCTTGTTTTACGGATATACATTTCGGAAACAAGAATAATAGCAAACAACACAATCGTGACTGTGTAGACTTTGTTGATTGGTTTGTTGAACAAGCCAAAGAGAAAAACTGTGAAACTTGCATATTCTTAGGAGATTGGCACCATCATCGTGCCAGTGTAAATGTGAGTACACTCAACTATAGTGTGGAAAACGTAGCAAAGCTCAGTCGTGCATTCAAGCAAGTATACATGATTACTGGTAATCATGACTTGTATTATAGAGAGAAGCGTGACTATAACAGTTTACCTTATGCAGAACTGTTTGAGAATGTACACTTGATAAATGAAAAAACACTGGTACAAGATGAAGTAGCACTTGTGCCTTGGTTAGTTGGAGATGAGTGGACACAAGTAAGCAAGACCAAATGTAGATACATGTTTGGTCATTTTGAACTTCCTTACTTTAAAATGAATGCTATGGTAGAAATGCCAGATCACGGACAATTAAATGCAGAACACTTGCAAGGTCCAGAGTATGTGTTTACTGGTCACTTTCACAAAAGACAAAACAAAGGCAACGTACACTACTTAGGTTCACCTTTCCCACACAACTATGCTGATGCATGGGATGATGATCGTGGTATGATGGTGTTAGAGTGGGGCGGCGAACCAGAGTATATAAACTTCGATGGTCCACGTTATAGAACTGTAAGTTTAAGTAGGCTAATAGATGAACCAGATACAATACTCAATAGTAAAACGTATTGTAGAGCTACACTAGACATTGCAATCAGTTATGAAGAAGCTAGCTTTATTAAGGAAACATTTAGCCAACAGTATGGTGTAAGAGAAATAACACTTATGCCAACTAAGAAAGAAGAACATGCACAGGACTGGCGTGTAGTCGATGACATTGAGGTTGAAAATGTAGACCAAATAGTGTATAATAGTTTGAATGCTGTAGACAGCGATATGATAGACAAGAAACTTCTAGTGGACATATATAATAACCTATGATAGTAATTAAAGACTTAACCGTAAAAAACTTTATGAGTGTTGGCAACGTTACACAGGCTGTACGTTTTACTAATGACGGATTAACACTTGTACTAGGAAATAATGTAGACTTGGGCGGAGATGGTAGTAGAAATGGTACTGGTAAGACCACTATCATTAATGCACTCAGTTATGCTATCTACGGAAACGCATTAACAAACATACGCAAAGACAATCTAGTAAACAAAACCAACGGCAAAAGCATGATGGTTACACTGGATTTTGTTAAAGATGGTACAAGTTACCGTATTGAACGGGGTAGAAAGCCTAATGTGCTTAAATACTATGTCAATGAAGAGAATGTTGACGAAGACGAAGCACAAGGTGAAAATCGTCAAACTCAAGCACAAATAGAAAAACTGTTTAGCATGAGTCATGATATGTTTAAACACATTGTTGCACTTAACACATATACAGAACCTTTTCTCAGTATGCGGGCAAACGATCAGCGAGCAATTATTGAGCAGTTACTAGGCATAACAATGCTTAGTGAAAAAGCAGAGGTTCTTAAAGAACAACAAAGGCTAACAAGAGATGCAATCAAAGAAGAAGAGTATCGAATTAATGCAGTTGAAGAAGCAAATTCCAGAATTGAGAAAAGTATCGGTGATCTGGAACGCAGGCAGAAAATTTGGCGGGATCAACAAAAAATTACTGTCGAAAGTATCCAACAGCAAATAAACACATTAGAGAAAATAGATATCCAAACAGAACTTAGCAATCATAAATTGTTGAGTGATTACCTAGAAAAGAAAAAACTGAAAGACGAAGCAGAACGTTGGTTATCTAATATACAAACTGACAATACAAAACAACAAAGACTTATTGATAAGTTAGATAAAGAGCTTGCACTATTAGAAGATCACAAGTGTCATGCATGTGGACAAGAAATACACGATGCTAAACAAGAGGAGATCCTCTCTAGTAAACAAGGTTTACGGAAAGAAGCTAGTGAGCAAATAGCAGTAAACGCTTTAGAAGAACAAGAATGGTCAGACGCTTTGACTTCTTTAGGCGAACTAGGTCAAATGCCAGTAACACACTACAATACTGAAACTGAAGCACACAAACACAATATGGAATTGGAAAACTTGCGTAGTCAAGTTACAAACAAGCAAAATGAAAGCGATACATATCAAGAACAGATAGAAAGTCTGCGTGAAACAGGTGTACAAGAAATAACTTGGGATACTATGAATCAACTGAACACAGTAAAAGATCATCAGGACTTCCTATACAAACTGTTAACAAACAAAGACAGCTTTATTAGAAAACGTATCATTGAACAGAACTTGCAATACCTAAACAGTAGACTAGCTTATTACTTGACCAAATTAGGATTACCACATGAAGTTGCATTTCAACCAGACTTAACTGTAGAGATTACAGAACTAGGCAGAGATTTAGACTTTGATAATCTTAGCAGAGGCGAACGCAACAGATTGATACTAGGACTTAGTTGGAGTTTTAGAGATGTTTTTGAAAGTATGAACACACCAATAAACTTTTTGGCTATTGATGAACTTATTGATAGTGGCATGGACACTAATGGTGTTGATGGTGCATTGGGTGTACTTAAAAAGATAGAGCGTGAACGTAATAAAAACATCTTCTTAATCTCACACAGAGATGAACTAGTAGGTCGTGTAAACACAATACTACAAGTTATTAAAGAAGGTGGGTTTACTACATTCAGTACTGATACAGAGTTTGTTGATGCCAAATAAGCCTAAGATATATGAAAGCCCAGACGGTGGCAAAACTGTATATGAAAGAGAATTTAATTCTCCGCACTCTAGTCGTAAAATTATAAAAACCACAGGTGAACAACTGTATGGTTATCATCCACAAGAATTATTAACAAAGAAGATACTACCTATAGACATATTTTATAAACTTTTTGGAAAAAAACTATGAGAGATCACAACGAAGACCAATACACAATACACATTGATAGCTTTAATAACAAAGGTCAAAAAGGTGACGATGATTTTGAAACTTGGTTAGAAACAGAAGCTCCTCTATTAGGAGATACAACATTATCTATTGTGGATAATGCTTCTATGTACAACACATGTGCAACCAACTGTACAAGTACAATGATATCATCGAATGTTGGAACTGTAACTTTAACAGGACTAGGACATCATGCACCTAGTAAACAAAAGAAATTGCCACTTGATATACTATACAAATGGTACCCTAAGGAAATGAAAGAACGAAGCGATGACTAATACTTTTATGTTTGATGTTGATGGTACACTCACTGATGCTCGTAAACCTATCGATCCAGAATTTCGTAAGTTTATGTTAGAGTTTATTGACAAACATAAATGTATGATTGTAACAGGTAGTGATAGACCAAAAACTATAGAACAGATCGGTTTAGAGCTAACAAACACATTCCACAGGGTATATCATTGTAGCGGCAATCATGTGTACGTTGGTGCAAAAGAAGTATCAAAAAATGATTGGATGTTAAACACAGAACAGTATAATTTTTTAGAAAATTTGCTAGACAGTATTAGCTACAACGAAAAAACTGGCAATCATATTGAACAAAGAACCGGTACTGCTAATATAAGTATCGTGGGCAGAAATGCCAATTGGGATCAACGCTCCCGTTATGCAGAATGGGATTGTAAAAACAAAGGTAGAGAATTTATCGCAGAAGCATATAACAATAAATTCTCAGATAGTGTTGCTACAGTAGCAGGAGAAACCAGTATAGACATTTACAAAAAAGGCTGTGACAAGAGTCAAGCTGTATTAGAACAAGAAGGCACAACAATTTTTTTCGGAGACAACTGTTACCCTGATGGTAATGATTTTACAGCCGCAGAGGCAAGTACACATTTTCATCAGATTGACGAAGGCTACAATCAAACTTGGAAAATCTTAAAAAAGATGTACTAAACCGGTTGACAAATGTCTTAGAAGATATATATAATTGTTGCTATAAACAAATATGCAATGGACTTATCAAGGCAAAATAGTAGAAGAAATTAGTGAGGAATACATAGGATTTGTATATCTTATTACCAACCTCACAAACGGCAAAAAATACATTGGCAAAAAACTAGCAAAGTTTAAAGTAACCAAAAAACCACTCAAAGGCAAGAAAAACAAAAGACGTTCAACTAAAGAAAGTGACTGGAGAACCTATTGGGGAAGCAGTGATCACTTGAATGCAGATGTTGAACATTTAGGCCCAGAAAACTTCACAAGAGAAATACTGTACTACTGCACCAGCAGAGGCGAACTAAGTTACTTAGAAGCTAAAGAACAGTTTGACCGTGAAGTTCTTAAAACTGATGAATACTATAACGGCATTATAAACGTAAGAGTTGGCAGTTCCAAGGCACTTATAGAATCACTAAACAGACAACAGTCGTAACATACCCTCTTTGTTAAAAGCATTGAGATTGTTCGTAGCAATACGGGCCGTCGGAACTTGCCTGAGGGAAACGAACCAAAAGAGTGGGCTCTACTGTGCCATTGTAACCCACGGATATC